TTATTGTCAATAATATGAGTTCATTTTCTTCTCCAGTGTGTATTGGTCTTGACGCTAGCAGGTTTGATCAGCATGTGTCTTGTCAAGCATTAGAGTTTGAACACTCTCTATACAAGAATCTCTTTCCTAATTATCGCCAATTTCACAAACTTCTCAGTTGGCAAAAGCACAATACAGGTAGCGCTTTTGGGTCTGATGGTAAGTTTAAGTATAAGAAGAGGGGTTCTCGTATGAGTGGAGATATGAACACATCATTAGGCAATAAAATTCTGATGTGTTTGATGGCTAAGGCTTACATAGACACCAAGCCCTTCGGAATTGAATTTGTTAATAATGGTGATGATTGTCTTATTTTTCTAGAAAAATCCAATCTCAAGAACGTATCTGATTTGACCAGTTATTTTCTTGCGTTTGGTTTCAAGATCGTACTGGAGCCACCAGTTTACGAAATTGAGCATATTGAGTTTTGCCAGTGCAAGCCCTTGTTCTGTAATGGAATTTGGCGCATGGTACGCAATGTCAAGACTTGTTTGCTCAAGGACGTGACTAGTGTTCAGTTGGGTCATGATGTAAATGCTTACCAGAAGTGGTTGGGAGGGATTGCTGAATGCGGGAAAACATTTGCTGGAGACAGCCCTGTGTTTTGTGCGTTTTATCGCATGCTCAAAAGATTTAGCGTTGATGGTCGTTTGAGTCATACCACGAATAGTAATTTTGATTGCTACCGTGTGTTGAGCAAGTCAGTTCATATCCCTTATACCCAGCCAGATGATAATGGCAGATACAGTTTCTGGTTACAAACAGGCATTCATCCAGACGCACAAATTGAAATTGAGAAATATTTTGATTCCAGCGTCTGGGGCGGCGAAAAGCGCCAACTTTCATTAAATTATCACACTATAATCAAACATGGCTCGTAAAAGCAAACGTGAATCTAATCCACTGTCAAGACAGCAGCAAGCTGTTCGCACACCTAGATTATCTGTGCGGGGGCAATTGAGCATGAACACAATTATGCACGGGAATACGTCACTATCGGGTTTAGCAACTGATGCTAATGGACGTGCTGGTATATTTTACCCTCTTGCTGGTCAAGATACTGGTAATTTGCCCACGTCGAACTCTGTCGATCCCATCGGCAGGGCATCAACGCTGTATCAGCAGTACCGGTATTTACCTGGTACTGTATATAATCACGTCCCTAGTGTTGGGGTTACCCAACCAGGGAATGTTTATATAGCTTATGTGACTAATCCTGAAATAATTGAGAAATTGGTCAATGTTTTAAACGCCGGATTATTGGCAACATTTGTAAACCATGTTCGAGGCCTCGGGAATTGTAAATCAATCCCTGTGTGGCAACAAACTAGTTTTCCGATGGAACTAATATACCGACGACCGAAGTTCGATGTCAACTCTGGTGTCGCAGCCACGAATCCTTACACTGATCCTAATGAAAATGATAGATCTTTGCAGGGAGGTTATGTTGTTGCGGTTGAGGGTGCACCTGTATCTACCACAGTTGCTCGACCTTTCCTTCATAAGAAAATCCAGTTGTACGAGCTGCAAGCCACTGGTTTGACAGCTTGAGGACAAGCTACCTTTTAATACCGTTAACGGACTTCCAGTTTGGGGGCAAACTAGCATCTTTGGCGAGATCTCCTGCCGTGCGCATACGTGCTGCGGTGGCTAGTGAACCTGGGAGTAGACGCGGGGCTACGAAGGGGCGGAACACATAAGATCCATCAGAAACGGTGGTGAGGGCGTGTGTTCTAAGCAGACTAACAATATCCTGGGG